TAGGGCTCTCAAGGAAGGGAAAAGAGTTCGTTGCGATGATTGGAATTCTGATAAAAAATTTATTTTTCAGCAGGTTAATTCAATTATAGGTAAAGATGTTGTCCCAAAAATGCAGTCATTACCTCAAAACGTGAAAGATTATTTCCAAGATACTTTTGATTCTGAATCGGAGCAAATAAATCAAATAGCTTATGCTAATCAAATCGCAATCGTAGGATTATCTAACCTTGTAGAGGCATACTCACCAACTTGTGCAGATGTATTATCTGACTTCTGGCGAATTCTTGATTAGTATTATAATATAATCAGCCACAAGAGGATTGATGAAATAGGTTGTACAGCCGATTTTCATAAGTGGAGTTGCCTTTTTAGCTCAGTTGGTAGAGCGGCTCATTTGTAATGAGTAGGTCACAGGTTCGAATCCTGTTTGAGGCTCAAATAACAAATTTATAACATTATGGAAAGTGAAGTAAAATTATCAAGTGGTCAAGTAGCCACAAAAAAAGAGAATGTAAAAGTCAGAGAACTTGCAGCCGCAGGAAATCAGCCGAAAGGGAAAGAGTATCTTATTCCCTACGCCACAGTCGCAGCAAAAATTTTAATTGATGGAAAGGCGGTAGTACTCGAAGATGTATTAGACATGACCGAGGATGACTTTGTTCTGGTATCAAATCTCTTTATTGATGAGGATGACTTAAAAAACGCATAATCCCGATTGAAGATGTGGTTTTCTTAAGTCACTTCACAGGATCGGGATTAAATGAGATATTAGATTTAGAAATAGATTTCTTCGAAATAAGCCTTCAATCAGCTTTTGAGCTTTATAGATTGGAGCAGGAATCAATAAAACGAGTATTAGTTGTAGGATTTGAAAAGGGAGAAAATTAAAAAACTCCCTTTTTATTTAAAGTAAAATTATGAGTGAAGTAATGAAGTTGAGTATGGTTTTGAGTGCGACAGATAAAATGTCCCGCGTTATCGACCAAGCAACAAAGAAGTCTACAGCATCAATGACTAACTTCCAAAAGAGGGCTAACGCTATTGGTGGAAAAATGCAGAAGATAGGCGCAGGAATGGCAGCTTCAGGGGCGGCAATAACAGGAGCTTTGTTTGCAGATGTGGCTTCGATTGCATCAAAAGCAAAACAGATAGAATTCTCAGCCCAGAAAGTAGGAATGTCAACTCAAAGTTTTCAAAAATACAGCGGTTTTGCTGAAAAAATGGGTGTTGAAATAACCGGTTTAGAAATGGCGTTCGGGAGGTTGTCAAAAGCTCAAATATCCGCTGCTATGGGGAATAAAGCGGCTGCAAAGATTTTTAAAATGTCTGGACTATCTATTTACGATTCAAATGGAAGATTAAAAAACAGTTCAGCGCTCCTAACTGAATTATCTGATAAATTTAAAAACGCACCAAACGGACCGAAAAAGACAGCTCTTGCTATGATGCTTTTTGGAAAGTCAGGTAAAGACCTTATTCCAATGCTTAATCAAGGAAGTAAAGCTATCAAAGCGTATGGAGATAAAATGGAGCAGTACGGAGTTGTTCTCACTGATAAACAGATAGCAGAATTCAAAAAATACCGAGCTGCTATGGGCGAAAATAAATTGGCAATGATGGGAATAAAAACGACTATCGCTGTAAGCGTTCTTCCTACTGTGATAAAGTATATGCAGAAAATTGCAGACATATCTAAGAAGATTTCAATGTGGACACAGAGGCATAAAACTTTAGCTAAAACAGTCTTAACTATGGCTGCTAGCACTGGAATTCTTCTCACTGTTTTAGGCACTTTTCTTCTTGTATCTGGAACGGTAATACGAACTATTGGAAATTTTAAAAAGATAATGGATTTAGCAAGAATCGGGATAGCTCTGACTAAAAACTCGATGATTCTTTTCAAAATTCAATACTACGCCTTAGCTGTTGCTCAAAAAGTAGCTACCGCAGGACAATGGCTTTTAAATTCCGCACTATTAGCAAATCCGATTACATGGGTAGTTGTAGGAATTGCCGCATTAACTGCTGCTATAGTAATTGCATGGAAAAAATTTGCATGGTTTCGAGCCGGAATAAAAACAGCATGGGACACGATAAAAGGGTTCGGTAATATCCTAAAAGAATACGTAATCGACAGAATAAAAGGTCTAATATCTGGAATTGGAAGCATAGGCAAGGCATTTGCATTATTACGACAAGGCAAATTTTCAGCAGCCGGAAAAGTAGCATGGAGTGGTGTTAAAGACTTAAGCGGAATAACAGCTACTCAAAACGCAATCAAAAAGAGTGTTGTACTTGTAAAGAGTGTGCCGGGAACATATAACCGACATTTAGCAATTGAGGAAGCTGCTCAAAGAGCAAAAGACGAGCCTAAATCACGAGCAGCAGTTCGTTCAACACAAGCGTACAATTCAAGCAACATTCAGAGAGCAAACATATCAAATGCTCCTGCTATTCATTATGCACCTGTTATCCATTTAAACGGAGGCTCACCGACAGTAAAACAGGATATTTCTAAAATACTGAATGAGCATAAAACAGAAATTGAACAGTGGTTGAAAAAATATTCTCAAAATCAAAATCGCTTATCCTTTAACTAATGTTTCTAACGTTCGCAAATATAACTTTTCAAGGAATAAAACTGCCGCAATCGTGGGATGGTAGTTTTGAAACTAACTATGGACAGATACCAATTATCGGTTCTAAGCCAGTAGTTCAGGGAACTGGTGAGAAATTAGACGAATACGATATAACAGCCTTATTTCATATTGAGTTCTGCACACCACGTGCTGAAATGGATGCTTTACAAAAAGTTCGTAAAGGTGGAATTGTTGATTATTTAGTAGATGGAACCGGAAAAAATTACGGAAAATTCGTAATAACAACATTATCAGAAAGTAAAGTAGTTTGTCTCGATAATGGTTATCCAACTGCTATAACATGTCAGATTCACCTATTAGAATATAATACGAACGCTAGCTTTATAAAACAAACAGGGTCAGCTTTAGTTAGTCAAAGTCCTGTTCCTATTGCAGCAATACCTTTGAAACAATCAACTGGTTTATCAATAGCAGAGAGTGTAAAGAGCGGTCAAATTTCATCAGCCAGATTACAGGCTTCAATTGCTGCGAATCCTGCTCCATCAAATGGTATGTATACTAAAATAGCAGCTACGGCAGATAGTGCTAAGTCTTCATTTATGCAAGCAAATACAAAGGTAGAAGCAACAAAGAAAATAGCTTTTCGTGCTATTAATCTGAGTAATTCTATCACTATGGTAAATTCTGCATTGGATGATATAAAGGCAGCTGCTGCAGTAAAGAATCCAAACGATTTACTGACAGCGAATAACAAGTTGACAGATTCACTTTATTATATGAATAAAAGCTATGCACCTGTTGCGGCTTTTATTGGAAGTAGGGAGGGCGGAGAATGAGCACTTTTAATTATACAACTGGACAGGGCGAAACATGGGGCTCTATAGCGTGGAAGATGTACGGTTCTATGTCGGGAATTAAAACACTGATTGAAGCCAATACCGCAGTTCCTATTGATACAGAATTACCTGAAGGAACAATTCTTTTAGTACCTATTTTAGATGACACAGATTCAGCAATACTAACAACGAAATTACCGCCATGGAAGTAGCTAAAAAAATAACATTATGACAAAGAAAATTATTTTAGAAGCATATCGAGAAGAAAAATTCAAAAAATCAACTTTTAAAGTGATTGGAGAAGGTTTTGAATTCACAGGTAATATAGCCTTTACAAGGGAAGAAGATTCAATTCTTTTAAATGTTAGGGGTATCGGTGATATTTGTGTCAATCTTAAATATGTAAAATTAATATTCCCTGATAATGGAAGTAGCAAGGAAAGCTGATATAACGCTATTTTGGAATAAGAATAACGTAACGAATAAAATAAAGCAATATGTTTCATCAGTCACGTACACAGACCACGAGGAAGAAGCCACTGACGAGATATCGTTGGTTTTGGATAATACGAGTGCCGTTTGGTTTGAGGATTGGTATCCGGCTGAAGGTGATACTTTACAACTCTACATCGGGTATCATCAACTTCAAATAGACAGTGGTCTATTTGAAGTTGATGACGTAACGCTTTCGGGACCTCCTGACCAGATAACGATTAAAGCTATCTCAGCCGGAATTTCTAAGGCATTGAGAACAAAAAACAGTAAAGCTTTTGAGGAACAAACCTTAAAGCAGATAGCTCTTTATTTCTGCCGGAAACATGGATTCACGTTGATAGATGGTTCTAATATGCTTTCTCAAATCTGGTTGGATAGGAAAACTCAAAATACTAAAACAGATTTAGCTTTTCTTTCTGAATTGGCTAAGGAGTATGGTTTTATGTTTACCGTCAAGGGTCAAAAAATGGTTTTTATCAGCTATCATGACCTCGAAGAAGTAGCCTCGGTTACAGAGATAGATAAAACACAATTATCATCTTATGAGCTAAACGAAAAAACATTTGATACTTATTCGAGCGGTGAAATAAAGCAGAGAAACCGCAAAAAAGGTAAACTTGTAGTTTACAACATTGACAATATTCTTTCGGGTGGTAATGATAAAGCCATTTTCTTTGGTTCTGTAGCTTCGAGTAGTCAAGCAGAAGCAAAAGTAAAAGGCGGACTTTGGGGAAAGAATAAATACAAGCAGTCAGGTACAATAACGGGTCCCGGTGACCCGCAAATGGTAGCCGGAAATAATTTTGATTTAACCGGTTTTGGAATGGGTTCAGGTAAATATCATATACCAACTTCCACGCATACGATTGATAGTTCGGGAGGCTATACGATGTCATTAGAAATTAGAAAGACAGGGTCAATACCTAAACCAAAACGAGTGCCTAGAGTTAAGCAGGAAAAACCGACAACATCGGAAACGGCTTTTGATAGTTTGGGAGAAGAAAAAGAAGAATAATTATGCTAAGATACGGAATCATATCGGAAGTAAAAGAAGGTCGGGCACGTGTTTATTTTGATGAAATAGACATAACGAGCGGTTGGCTATCTCTGCCAAACTCAATGAGCGAAGTGAAATTATTTCCTATAACCTGTCAGGTTGCGGTAGAAATGCATGATAACGGTGAGGATGGAGAGATATTGCACCGGGTCATAACCGACGATGAAAATATACCGGAATGGGCAAATGAAACTACAGAAGGATATAGATTCAGTGATGGGACTTCTATATCCTACGATACAGAAAATAAAACACTAACTATAGATGGAGGAACTGAAGCAGAACTCATATTTAAATGTAAAAAACTAACAGTTACCGGAGATGTCATTGCGGGAGTCGAGGAAATATCATTGATTAACCATTTACACACAACTCCGGTAGGACCTAGTGGAAAACCAATTCCAAAACCATGAGCATAGATAAAAATCAATTGAAAACTGATATTGTATCAATTCTAGATACAATGAAAACAGATACAGGGGATCAGCAAGATGCTATTAATTCATTTGCCGACCAACTTTCTGATAAAATTGCAGATGCCATTAAACGCGGAATAGATACGACTACCGTGGATGCCATATTGACAGCCGGTTCGGTAGCAGTAACCGGAACTATAACTTTAACAGCAACAAAATGAACGGAGATAGCAGTATATCATTAAACACATTTGGCGTTTCTGTGGAAGGTGCCGAGGATATAGCTCAAAGTTGGTATGTCATTCTTCATACAATACCTGGTAGCGACCCATTGCGTCCAAATTTTGGTAGTTACATCTATCAATATGCAGACAAGCCAAATAATGGATTTAGCGGAAATTTTTCAGCTCAGATAATAAAAGACTTGGAGAAATGGGAGACTAGATGTACTATTTCGCAGGTAAAGCCAATTGTTGGCGATGACAATAATATAAAAGTGGCTATTTCGGGTATTTACATTCAAACAAATACCAAAATAGAAGCAACTCTCTCAATAAATGACCTTATTTCTGCTAATAATGTAGCGAAAATGAAAGCATATTCACAAGCATATAACGATAAACAATATAGTTAAATGGCACTAACAGACCCAATTTTTGTGGATTCCGATCCTGCGGTTATTTTATCAGAAGTTTTATCAGATTTTGAGAATTTGAGCGGAAAAACTATTGAGCCGGCACAGCCCGAATACATAATAGCCTCAGCAATCGCATATCACAAGGCACTTGCGATGAACAGAGTAAATGCTGCCGGAAAGTCAATGCTAGTTGATTTTTCAACGGCACCGGTATTAGATTATTTAGCTTCGCTATTCAATATAACACGTCTTCCGGCTCAGGGAGCAGTATGTACGCTTGGATTCACTATTGTAACCGGGCATTTACAGGTAACCATTCCTTTAGGTACTCGTGTTGTTAGCGCAGATGGACAAATGATATTCGCAACGGATGATGATGTAGTTGTGCCTGTTGGAGTTGATTCTGTTGAAGTCTCAGCAACTTGCCAAACTACCGGAGTTTCAGGTAACGGCTACGGAATAGGGGAAATAAACACAGTTCAAGACCCTTATGCCTATATTTCAGCGGTTACAAACACGAATATTACCGCCGGAGGTTCAGATGAAGAAAGTGACGACGAATTAAGGTCACGTGTTCAATTAGCTACATCTAAATTCAGCACAGCAGGGAGCCGAAACGCTTATATCTATTGGGCTAAAACAGCAAGCGCTCTTATTTCTGATGTTGCCATTGCCACTTTAGGAGACTATCTTCCAATAGAGACAATAGCAACTTACAATAACGGAACTACTTACAACATAAATAGCTTTGTAACTATCAACGGTATTGTTGCTGTTTGCGTAAAGAATGGAACTGTAGGTATAAATCCGCTTACAAATACCGAAAACTGGATAAAAGCCGGAGAGGTTCATATATTCTCTTTGTTGGATAACGGAGAAATACCGACAACCGCAATAAATGACAAAATATCACAAATATTGAGTGATGAAAATATACGACCTTTGACAGATACTGTAGTCGTTAGAGAACCGACAGAATTAATGTATAGCTTATCGGTTAATGTAATAAAGAGTCCTAATGCTTTAGGGTCAGACCTTACAAGTTCACTGTATACGATATTAAATGATTTTGCAACAGCAAAAAAACAGGCTTTAGGACTTGATATTGTAGCTACTTACATAGAATCTATTTGCAGAATATCAAATGTATACGATGTAACTGCAACGATAATTCCAACGATCGGAAGTTTAACCGGTAGAAACTTAGTGGTAAGTCCTTGGCAGGTTGCAAAACTTGAAGCAGGGGGAATAACAATTACAATAACAGGGTCTAACAATGGGTAGAAAATTAATGGCTTCGGCTGTAGCTGATAGTCGACTTGGAATATTTGATGAAATCATATCAAACCAGTTTGACAACATAGACTTAGCACCTATGATGGTTTATCTGGTTGATGTTGTTCAATCTTCCGCTTTACCCTGGTTAGCTAAGCAATTCGATGTAGATGGATTCAGAGGATTTGACCAATGCACGACCGTAGAACAGCAAAGAGAGCTTATTAAGAATGCAATAAGACTGCACAGAAATATAGGCACTATTTGGGGGATAAAAAAAGCCTGTTCATTAATTGGATTTACGCCAAAAAGTACACAAGAGAATGTTCCCATTTATCCCGGAGGGGAAAATGTATGGTGTG